AAATGGCAACATTTACAAAAATAAACGGTACTACCCAACCAGTATTTGCACTGGACGTAGCAAATGGTTCTATCGCTGGTACAGCAAACGTCGCGGCCCAAGGCCCAGTGATGTTGTCTGGCCCAAAGCTAGACTTCTTCTCATTGACAGCAAACACAGCATTGACAAGTGCAGGTAACGTTAACGGTTACTTGAACAACGTGTTCCAAGCTATCCAATCTGGTGCTGGCATTGTTGGCGGCGGTGCAGGCGGAACAATTGCGTTCTACCAAGCAGGCCCAACAGCAGGTTTAATCAGTCTTGCTATCTACCCAAGTGGTGCTTACACAACAGCAACATTGGTAGCGGCTGCTCAAACAGCCAACGCAACTGGTGGTTTGAACATCGGCATCCCAACTGGTAACGTTTCTAACGTGGCCACATTCACTGGCTTGCAGACTTAATAACTAATTTTTAGTTAATGAACCCTGGACGTAAAAACTCCAGGGTTTCTTTTTGGCATTAAATACTCATAGAATGAAAATCGTATGCCGTACTCTTTTTGATTGTAGTCTCACTGGCGTGACCGGCCATTTCAGGCCAAGCGAAATTCCTTTTGTGGATCGTGCTGGTCAACAGGTGCGTAGTCAACACGATTGGAATCATTCACGCAATCAACAACGCAATTGGGAAACACTACTACAGATCATAAGTCTGCGTACACAGCCTGCTGACCTTACGGTACCTGTACATCGAGACGGAGTATGGGAATTTGAATTCAAGAGCGAAAGTGAAGGTGTATTTGAGATGTACGGAGATCCTGATCCACTAGCAGGACTCCGAGTTGATTGCGAAGGTGTGCCAATGATGTTGAATCTCACTGAACAACCAAGTCTAGCACCAACTATTACTACCAATGGCAAAGGCCAAAACATTTGGTTCATTGCGGTAAATAATGCATTGGAGTAATCATGGTTGACACAACTGATATCGAAAAGAAAAGTCTCGAAGCCCACGTTGAATTATGTGCTCAACGTTATACTGCCTTAGAACAACGCATCGATGATGTCAAGCAAGACACAGCAGAATTAAAGTCTACTATACAAGAAGTGCATAGATTGGTACATAAAATGAGTGACAATCGTAACACACAGTTGATTGGTTGGGGAGTAGGAATCATTGGATTCTTGACAGCCGTCATAGGATACTTGGTCACTCACTACGTACTAAAATGACACGAGACCAGAAATTAGAACAATGGGCCGAACGTGAGCTCAAACGCAACATCGATTCTATTATCATAGACAATGGTGCAGGCGGTATCGTGGTTTTTGGCAAATATTGTATTGAATCTATTGACAATAGATTTAGTGTTAGTACTTGGGATAGAGAAATACACAGTTTTAGCAGTAAAAAAACAGCCATGAGTTGGTGCACTGCTGATCACCAACAACAGTACAATTTAAGTAATTTGATACTGGTGTTGGACCGTAAAAAACAGGCATTAGCCGCAGATATATACTGTCGTAAGACAGTGGGCGAACGTGGACGCCATGAGAATTTTTATGAAATCATAAACATGAAAATTCAACCCAAAATAGACCTATATAATTCTGTAAATGCAGAATTAGAAAATTGTGTAAATCGGGCTAAATATCTACAGATTAGAGGATTCAATAATGAAACTGCAAGAACTAGCGGCTCCCAAGCCAAGTAAACAAATCGCCAAAGTATTCGAAAGTTACTTTGGTTCACGTATCCGTTTTGACCAATTAAACCGTGGCCAAACTCGTGTGATGTTGGGCAAAGTACAAGGTGTATTAAAAGAACACCGTGGCACAACAGCTCGTCACCGCAGTGAAACAAATCCCAAATATTTGCAACTGGTAATGATGGAACAGGCATTGAGTGCTAGACTACAAGAAATGCAAACCACACTTCCACCAAGTGGCGGAGTCGGTGCTCCTGCTGGTACCCCTGCACAACCCGGTGCCATTGGTGCCGCCACTCAGCCAGGTGCCGCACCTGCTGCCGGTGCAAAGCCACCACAAGATCCTAAATTGGCAGCCGCGTTAAAGAAATCTACTGCCGGTCAAGCACTGACCCCAGAAGAACAAAAATTAATAGCTGGTGCCGCAATGATGCAAGCCGAAAGCCGACTACGTCGTGCAATGAAACGCCTTAACGAATCAGAAGTACAACAGGCTCAAGTTGTGTTGGCCGCTCAAGACATGGTTGACAAAATGCAAGGCATGTTGGAAGATGTTTCAGAATTGCAATTTAAAGAATTGCCAGCTCTGGTCGACTCGATCAAGAACCAAGTTGGCATTGATCAAGCCACACAATTTAATACAGATGCCACTGCCGCCTTGACTGGCCTGATACAAAATCTGGGAGGTGCCAAGCAACAACTTGATGCCGCTCTAGGTGTTGTAACTGGCCAAGCTCCGTCAGGTGCCGCGGCCGCTGGTGCAATGGGTGCTGACATTGCCGCTGGTGCAGGCGATATGGCCGCTGCCGGTGCCGACATGGGTGCTGACATGGGTGCTGACATGGGTGCAGATGCCGCACTGGATGCCGCTGCCGCAGAAGCCGGTGCTGAACCTCCTGCTGCCGCATTAGGCCGCGCCAAGAGATAATGAAAATTTTTGAAGTTGACAGTAGCATGGGAATGGCGCCGCCGCCTAACCCAGCACAACTGTCAGGATTGGTACAGTTTCTTAATGGTCGTGCTAATGATACCAATGCCAAAAAAGAAATCAGCCAGGATGCGTTTATCAAACTGGCCAATGATTTGGACATCAATGTTACTCCCCAAAATCTAGCCGATATTGTGAGTCAAGAACCACTCAGCAACCTGTTGGAACCAATGGATCCAAATACAAAAATTTTAGCATTCAAGGGCGCTGGTACCCCAGATGTTGCCATGCCCGTAAACAAAGCACAAGACATTGTGGCTTCGGCAGCCAAATCGGCAATGAACAAAGACCGCGGCGTCTAACCAAATTAGTCAACCAAAGGTTGACATAAAACGTTAAATATAGTATACTACCACAATAGGAGGTCTGTATGAAACAACTCATCGCTTTGTTCTTTTTAACTGTGTCTGTGTCAGCAATGGCACAACCAGGATTCAGATACTATCATCATCATCACGGATACTATCCAGGACCCAATTACGGCTGGGCGGCTCCTACCATCATCGGTGGTGTAATTGGTTATGAAATCGCTCGCAACCAACAGCCAGTGATCGTACAACAACCGGTAATAGTTCAACCTACCACTGTACCTCCCACAGTTTACTATGGTCAGACACAAACATGTTCTGAATGGATAGAAGTACAACAACCAGATGGAACCATCAATAGAACAAGGACTTGCAGACAATGAAACTACGACAGTTAAGACAAAAATTATACAGTGCTATCTTTGCACACGATAGCAAAAAAGAAAAGAAAGTTTGGTTCAAGATCCTTAAAAAATCTACCAAACACAAACACACTGAGGATATACGATAATGGCCTATTCAGAAAAAGTAATCGATCATTATGAAAATCCCCGAAATGTGGGCAGTTTTAGCACTACTGACGATACCGTTGGCACTGGTATGGTTGGTGCACCTGCTTGCGGAGATGTTATGAAGTTACAGATAAAAGTAACAGATGGAATTATTACAGATGCAAAATTCAAAACATACGGGTGCGGTTCCGCCATCGCGAGCTCAAGTCTCGTTACAGAATGGGTCAAAGGTCGAACACTTGAGGAAGCAGGATCCATACGAAATAGCGAAATTGCTGAAGAGCTTGCTCTCCCCCCAGTCAAAATCCACTGCTCCATTCTTGCCGAAGACGCCATCAAAGCCGCGGTAGAGGACTATCGCAAAAAGCATGTTCAATGAATCTGTCAGATATTCAGACTTTAACGTTTGAACCTTCTTCCTACTGCAATGCACAGTGTCCGCATTGCCCTAGATTTAACATAACCAATCATGATGTTTTTGAATCCACAGGAATCCTACATCCTAATTTAAAACTTTTAAATTTAGATTTTTCAACGATAATACCAAATTTGCAACTTGACCAAATGACCTCGTTGACAAAGATCATAATTGAAGGTGACAAAGGGGATCCATTAATGAATCCCGACATAGATATTCTATTAGACGCATTTGCATCAATGAAAGTTGCGCCAACTGTGGTGCTTACCACCAATGGTAGTATTCGTAATGCAAGTTGGTGGCAAAATCTTGCTAAAAAATATCCTTTTTTAATAGTACAATTTAGTATAGATGGTCTGGCTGATACAAATCATTTGTATCGCCTGGGATTGAACTATAAGACTATTATAAAAAATCTTTCAACATTTACTGAATCTGGTGGACGTGCAATTTGGAAAATGATTGTATTCAAACATAATCAACATCAGACAAAGGAAGTTGAGAATCAATCCAGACAACTGGGTTGTGAAAAAATTGTTTATATAAGATGTCAGATCGAGAGATTTAAAGGATTGGCGCAATGGCCAGTTATATATAACAATCAAACTCATTATATCTCCCCACCTGATATTAATATTCCGTCGTCAGTGACATTTAAAAATACACCAAGTAAAACAATAAAAATCAATAAAGTATTAGATAAAAATTGCCCCTGGGGCAAAAATGGCCATGTATATATTGGGTATCAAGGGCATGTGCTACCTTGTTGTATGATGCATTTTGATACTGAATTAAATTACGTAGGACAAACTTATTTAGAAAATTTATCTCAGGGTTTTGACAATCAGAATTTGCTATTAAATAGCATGGAAAAAATATTAAATAATCCATTGTTCAATGGTTCACTGGAGCAAAGTCTCCAACTTGGAAAATGGCATAGCACCTGTGTTCAGAATTGTAAACAACAAATTCTAACAAATATTTCAAATCGTAAATCCTATGATATCGTTCACTGACGCGGCTCGAACAAAAATACAAAAATTAGTCACAGCCAAAAACTATGCTGGTATTCGTCTTGGCGTAAAAACTACCGGTTGCTCGGGACTTGCTTATGTGTTAGAATACGTTAAAGAATACAAGTCTGAACCGTATGTTACCAACTATGCACAAAATGATTTTGTAGTACTAGTAAATCATAAAGACGACATCTATCTTAAAAATATGACAGTAGACTATGTGCGTCAAGGACTAAACGAAGGTTTTGAATTTAGCAATCCTAATGAACGTGACCGATGTGGTTGCGGAGAATCATTTAGAGTATGACCACCCAAACAATAGAATGGATTAAAAATAATCCTGCATTCTGCACGGCACCTTACGCTGTTTATGATTTTAGATATTATAATGATAAATGTAAAATAACAACCTGCTGTAACTTAGACTTATCCAGCACCAACAATACTTTGGATCTTGATTTTATAGAAAAGGTCAAGCAAGATATGGCACAGGATGTGGTACCCAACTCTTGTTGGAGGTGTACATCAGAAGAACAAAACCAAGCGCAAAGTGAGCGTGTGAAATATTTAATAGGACACACGGTTGCTGACTTAGAACAGTTTAAGCAAAATAAAAAAACAAATGAATTTCAAATTGGTATGAAATTCAGCAACCTATGTAATCTGGCTTGCCGTAGTTGTAATGAAACTGACAGCAGTTTATGGTCAAAGTTAATGACTCGTCCCACCAGTCCGGAATATGAAATTGATATTTCGTCTGACGAGATTCTTTGGGACACAATAACTCGTATGATTCGGGCCAAGCATTCAGAAACTGACAATTTTATTGTACACCCAATTGGTGGTGAAACAATGATTCAGCCAGGGTTTGCAAAATTAGTTGATTGGCTTATTACAGAAAATCTAGCCAGCACAACCACTTTACGTATTACTACTAGTTTGGTTCCTAACATTGCTGACAAGTTTTTGGAAAAGTTTACGTTATTTCAACGTGTACAATTTTTGTCAAGCATAGATAGCGTGGGTGAAAATTATCATTATGTTCGCTGGCCGGCCCGATTTAACAAAATACAAGATAACCTAAAAACATTCAAAACTTTATCGTCGCAATACCCTAACAAATTTTCGCTAAGTGTTAGTCCAGTATTTTCATTAAACAATATCTTTTACGCTGTGGACTTCTTGGACTGGTGGGAAAACTGGGCAGATCAAACACAAACTGATTTATGGTTATCTAATATACATTTGTATAATCCAGAAATGTTAATGGTAGAAAGTTTACCATTTGAATACCGCCTGCAATTAACGATATTGTTAGACCAGTGTGTTGATCACAATGTTTTTAAAAAATATAAACAAACTGATGTGCTCAGGGGATATTTTTCTGCCATGCAAGCCACAACACAAAACAACCCAACAGATACACAAACATTGTTCACACAGTATTTAGAATTCACTGCCGACTACGACAACCGTACAAATACCAACAGTTATCAATTAAATTCAAAACTATTTGACTTACTATCTAGCACACACCAAAATATATACAACTCTCACTTGAAATATGTACAATCCAAAATTTGATTATCAACCAATTCCTCGCGTGACCATAGAGGGCAAGCGTTACTACGCCACCCCAGATGGCAACAACTTACCTAGTGTGACCACGATCCTTGACAAGACCAAACCACCAGAAAAAGTTGAAGCACTGAATCAATGGCGTCGTCGTGTGGGCGCAGAAAAAGCACAACAGATCACCACTGAAGCCGCCAATCGCGGCACACGTATGCACACCTATCTTGAACACTATGTCAAAACAGGCGAACGAAAAGAACGTGGATCAAATCCCTTCTCTTGGCCCAGTCACGCAATGGCGGATGTGGTAATTGATCAAGGACTAAAGAATGTAGGTGAATTTTGGGGAATTGAAGTTCCATTGTATTTTCCTAGTGTGTATGCAGGCACAACAGACGGCGCGGGCATACATTTAAATGAAGAAGCCATACTAGACTACAAGCAAACCAACCGGCCCAAAAAGCGTGAATGGATTGATGATTACTTTGTACAACTATGTGCCTATGCAGAAGCACATAATGAATTGCACGGTACACGAATACGAAAAGGCGTAATTTTGATGTGTGTTAAACCAGACTTAGACGAACAACACAACATCATTGGAAAGCCCCAATACCAGGAATTTGTGCTGGAAGGCCAAGAATACGACCGTTATCGGGACTTATGGTGGAAAAAGGTCGAACAGTACTACTTGCTAAATATGTAATATCGCAAGGACTATTACTGTGGCAATTGTACAAATATCACGAATCACACAACGCAAGGGTTTAGCACAAGACTTACCCTCTCCTTTGGCCGGCGCTGAATTGGGCTGGGCAACAGACACACGCAGACTTTACATTGGCAACGGCACATTACAAGAAGGTGCACCTGTTGTGGGCAACACTGAAGTGTTAACTGAGTTCAGTGATATTCTCAATTATGCTACAGAATACACTTATCGGGGAGAAGATTTTGGTTTACTTCCGCCGGTACAAACTGGCACAAGCTCAAGCACCGCTGTAAGTCAGAGTTTGCAGTCCAGACTAGATAGTAATGCTATAATTACAGATTTTGGCGCCACTGGCGATGGTGTAACTGATGTTACTGCCAATATCAATAATGCATTAAATCAATTGTATTGTCAAAACGCGGCATTGACCAGTGTTCGCAGAAGTTTATATTTTCCAGCTGGAACTTATATTATCTCTGACACATTAAACATACCGCCGTATTGTAATCTATACGGCGATGGTCCAGAAAGTACGATTATATATTTTTATGTGTCAACATGGACCAATACTGTTACCTATGCTGGTGGCGTGTTAGTGAAAAACGGCACCAGCTATTATAGAAGTACTGGCGCGGTACCTATTGGCACTGCAATTGGCAATACCACTTATTGGACTCCAGCTACATTGCCAAGTTATATTGCAAGAACTGCCGATAGTATACAACAAACTGGAGACAACATCGGAACCAATGGTGCATTACTACCGGGTAGTTTTGAAATAGCTAGAATGAAGTTCACTACCAATCAAATCATGAATGGATTTTATGTTGAAGCCGCACAAGATTGTGCTTTTCAAAGTGTAAACATTGCTGGCCCAGAGACAACAAGTTCGTTAAATGTGTCCACAAACAATACTGCCTGCGTTCGTTGGAATTCGACAAACGCTTCTGTTTGTAGTAATATTGAATGGAATCATTGTTCGTTCTCTGGCATGGTATATGGCAGCAACACTGACGAGCAAATTCAAGGAGCCACAATTAGTAATTGCTCATTTGACACATTGTATCAAGGGATCTACTTAGGCAATGCTGTGGCACCAACTGTGGGCCCAACTGGCTTCCGTATTATAGCCAACAACTTTGATAATATCTATGCAGAAGGCATAGTGATAGTGAATGTGGGACTCAATTGTTCAGCATATAATATATTCTATGATGTAGGTAATAGTTTTAACGGCACAACTAATCCTGCCACTCCAGTGATCGACATGAACGGAATTGATAATGTCAGCGTAGGCGATATGTTCCAACGTTCGAATCCGTACGCCACAGCACTCAAGCCGAGA